ATGAGCAAGGAATTTGCGCTTGCCGTAAACGCGCTTTTCAAGGAAGCCGCCGATCGCGACTACCTCGTGATTAGCCGCCCAATCGCACGAAGCTTGCATCGCGAGCTGACGGTCCAGATTGCGGCATTTCAGAAGAACCGAAAGTGCACGGTGTTTCTAACCACGTTGGGTGGCGATCCCGATGCAGGTTATCGAATCGCGCGCTGTCTACGGCACTCCTATGAAGAGGTCCGCTTAGCCGTGCCCGGCCCGTGCAAGAGTGCTGGGACCCTCATTGCGATCGCAGCGAACGAGCTGGGAATCGGAGATCTTGGCGAGCTGGGCCCGTTGGACATCCAAGTTCGTAAGCCCTCTGAGCTCTGGGAAAACAGTTCCGGTCTAGACATACAGCAAGCTTTGCAGACCGCCACTGAGCACGTGGAATCGTCGTTCCATCGCACCCTTGTAGAGACCCGAAACCTATCTGGCCTTTCGACGCGTCTTTGTGCCGAGTTTGCGGGTCAGGTGGCGTCTGCGATTGCTGCCCCGCTGTTCGCCCAGATCGACCCTATTCGCCTTGGCGAAATGCAAAGGGCCACAAGAGTGGCCTATTCCTATGGTCAGCGCCTGGACGCTTACACGAGCAATTTGAAGCAGGGCGCCCTCGAACGCCTGATCAGCGATTACCCAGCCCATAGCTTCGTCATCGATCGAAAAGAGGCAACTGAACTATTTAACCGGGTTTCACCTCTAACTGAGGCAGAAAATGTATTCTGCTCAGTGGTAGCACACATAGTTTCCAGTCAGGGTGAGTTTGGTCCGCACATCGTGCAGCCCGAGCCTGAGCCGGATGAGGGAGACGCAGAAGGTGGCGCAGATGAACAGATTGATGGCAATGCGTGAATCAAACAAAACAAAGCCCGCTCCCATGGATCCGGGTAAATCGCCGCCGGCGACGAGTTCGGCGAAGGCTAGCGCGAGCATGCAGCAGCGCCAAATGTCCAATGCGTTCGAGTTTGCGAAGATATCTGCACGCGGCGTTAGGAAGCCGATGCCTGGTCTTCAGGGCTGAGGCCTATTGCGCTATCTCAGCACGCACGCTGACTGGCGTATTTTTGTCAGCGGCCGGCCAAGTGCTGCAGCTGCCCCTCGACCCACCGCTCGTACCCTTGCACGTCGATCAGATTGCGCCCGTCGGGTGCCTTGATCCACACGCTGCCCATTAGCCAGACACCGTTCTTGATCTTCGCGCGGATGGCATCCTCGGTGTAACCCGACTCGGCAGCGAATTTACCGATAGTGACGTAGCGGAGCACATGCAGTCCTTCGAAGAGAGGGGCGGCACAGTAGCGGCCGCCCCGACATTCACCGATGCAGCACCTCCCAAATGTCGTACGCCAGCGTCGCAAGATCAACCAGCGGACCAATGAGCTACAAGAGGGAGCCGAAACGGCCCTTGTTCTACTTTTTCACGCGAGTTACCTCAATAGTGGATGACGACGCAAAGGACGCCGACGGCCGGGAAGCCGACCGCGCGCTAAGCATCTCACCAAAGGGTGTGGAAGTCCCCCTAGAGCCGAAGGGGCTCGACGTGCGCCTGCTGATTGCTGTCGAGACCATACACGGCCAATGCTACCGCCAGGATCAGGTCGTCGTGAGTGCCCTCTCGTGCACCGAACCTAGCGTTACCAACATCCGTGTAGGTGACGCGGAAGTCGAGAAGTTCGTCGCGAAAGGCACGACCGAGGGGAAGACTCGAAGGCATCGACAAGCGCCCTGTATGCATGAGCGCCTGCAGTTTACTGACGAGCTCAACCTTCGGGACACTATGTCCACCGTGGCCGTTCGGACCGGCCTGGCCACCGAAGGTGATGGTCGTCGCCTTGATGTTTGGGACTCTTTCCTGCTTGAAAATGTCGAACACTGCGCGACCAACGCCGGTGTAATCGACCCAGACGTCAGGGTTGTGTACGGCAACCGATTCGCGGGCAAGGATCTGCTTCACTCGGTGCGCCTGGAGTGGATAGGCTTCGCCAAGAGGAATCTTCTCCAGGATACGAATGGCATACGTGGCCGGCTCAGTGCGAAGAACGGCCTCGAGCGCCTTGACGTGGGAGTAGGGCGTTTGTGGTGCAATGACCCGCTTACGCTGCTCGACCACAGCCACAGTTGTCGGATCTTTCGACTGTCCCAAATCCACACCCACAGCGACGCGTGACTGGAGGGTTAGCATGGGACTCTCATATGAATGCTTCGCAACGTCGTTCATGCCCATGCCTCAAGTGTATTGTCTAACATCGCGTCGATAAGCGACGAGCTAAAAAATTGCTCGGCGTTGTCGACAAACTCGCACATGAATTCCTGGCGGAAGCGCCAATCACCCAGCTTCGATCGTTCGCCTTCGAGGTACTCTGGCGTGATGCGGGGGCAGTCAAGTGCTGTAATGCTTTCTTTCTCCCATCCATCCTCATTCACCCAAGCCTCGTAGAACCAGCCGCGCCGGCCGTAGGGGGTCGTCAGCGCGATAAGCTGACCGTCTGAGGTGGCGAGCATGGGGCGAAGTGCAGCGTAAACCTCGGCAGACACGCGCGACGCCTCGTCGATGAGCACCATCTTCGGCGCGCTGAACCCACGAATCGTTGCATCGTTGTCGCCTGGGAGGGCAACAAGATGTGAGCCGTTCGCCAGCTTAAGCTCTGTGGAGGTGCTGGTCGTGATGCGCGGGGCTCCATCGAGGCGCTGGTACACACTGGTGACTTTCTCGAATAGGTTCTTCGACTGTCGCAATGTTGGCGCGATGATCAGGTGCAACCCCGGGTCGTAGATCATGCCCTGACTGCATTTTGCGCCGATGGTCGTGGACTTGCCGGCCTGGCGATTGCATAGGACGAGCATCTGACGCGCGCGAGATCGCATCGCGCGTTCTTGCCAGGGATCGGGCTGGGCGGGATTTCCGTTCTTGTCGATCACGCCTTCGCGGAATACCGCGGCGGGATCGGCTGCACGGAGAAAATCGAGGGCTGCACTCACTTGGGAAGGCTCCTTATTGCATTTTCGATATAGCTGCCGATCTCGACGAGGGTCACGCGGACCATGCCGGCAGGTGCTTGCTTCGAATGGCCATACTCCAGGGCGCGGCCATAGGGAAGGTTGTTCGTGATGTAGATGTCTTGCGTTCCTTCAGCGCTTGCGATGACGCTAATTCCTTTTTCGATGGTGGGCTGGCCGCTCTTGTCGACCTCGGCCGTTACTGCATTGCTCGGAGCGCCTATGGATACGGTCCACGCGGCCCTGAATCTGCCGCCCACGTAGCCGGCCGGCGAGACGATCTTCATGCCATCGTTGAGCTTTCGGCCAGGCTTAAGGCGCCCGGCTTTTGTGAGGTTCGACGAGTCTTGCCTCAGTGCGGTGTTGTGCGCGGCGACTTCGGAGTTGTAGTGGCGCGCGGTCGCATTGATCGCCCAGAGCTCCGGGTTGCCGACGGGACTGCGCATAACGATCGATGTCAGGATGTCGATCGCCACCTTGCGTATGACGAGCTCCGGAGCCGCCTTCGCTTTCTCAACGAAGGCCTGTATGTCCGCCGCGAATGATTCACTGCCCATCACCAGCCTCGATGAGCACGGGCTGGCGGCTCGGTTCCATGGGACGCGCCAGGCTCGCTTCTGCGGACTCGATAGCGCGATGGCAGGCGGCGATCGCATCGAACCCAAGCGGTCGAAGCTCGCGGACCAAGGCGGTGCGGATCACGTGCCATTCCGGGGACTGGGTTAGATTGATCTGCTGATTGATCGTGAGGTTCGCGATGCCCAGCTGGCCGAGAAGTTTGCCGATGCTTTCGCTGGACTTCCTCGCCTCAGCAAGCGCCGCGCGTTCGCCGGCATAGTCTTTGATCTCGAAAGACCGATCGGCGTTTCGATGCAGGCGCGCGCGGTCCCTGACCAGGTTATCGAGCAGAGACTTACTCTCAACGTCGCGAATGTGCGCGAGCTCTTCGTCAGACCGCACCCCGCGCGTCTTGAGGCGGCCGAGCAGGTCGGCATCCATATGGTTGCTGCGGTGGCGGCCGAGAGCGTCTTCGGTAAGGCCGTAACGCAGTCCGATCACCCGCAGGGCGATGCCATTCGCTAGATCGATCTCAATTGAGGCGCGATCGAGGCTATTACAGACAGTGCAGGGGCGTGCCATTAAATTCTCAAAAGTCGGTGTCGTTACATGACCATGCCGGTGACATCGGCCACCAGCGCGGACATGGGGGAAGCTGCGGCGCGTGTGTTGACGGCCACGCCTGACGGCAATGAGAGATCCGCGCGCGACTGGAACTGCGCTATCTCGAGTGTTGAGCCGGACATGCGCACGCCGCATCGCGCGATCGTTCGATACTGGAAGCCGCCGCTGACCGGGTCACCGGTCAGGATCTGGAACTGATAGCCCGGATCGTTCAGGCAGACAGCCGGGGTGCTACCGGGCATCGTGTAGGAGAGAGCGCTGCCTACGCCGCCGGTGTCGGGGTATGTCATAGATGCACCGCTCATGACGATAAGCCCGCTCACGCGCATGTAGTTTTGCGCAGCGTCGAAGCACAGCTTTCCGGTTGCATCGAAGATCTGCGCGCCGAAGTTTCTAGGGATGGATTGCGGCGGCGCGAAGACCCAGTAGTCGAACGTCGTCACACCGTTCGCGAGCAGGTAGGTAAAAGTCCCCGGTTGTGCGTCGATGATGGCCACGAGGCCAGCGCTACGCACGAAGACGGCCGGCTTTCCCGTATTCGGGACGGTGATCGTTCCTGACATACCCCCCGTCGAGGTGTTCGATCCAACGTTGACGGTACCCTGCGCGATGAGGGCGAGGTTCGGGTAGTTCGCATCGATCAGAATCGATCCGTGATCATTAATGACTTCAAAGCCGACAGTCATCAAAACGCTCCGTAGTAGACGGTGGTGTTCTCACCGGGACCGCCGCCGCCGCTGAAGTTCCACGAGATGCGAGTCCCGTTGAATGTCACGTTTCCGCCGAAGAAGGCTTCGCCAAACTGTCCCGCCTGGCTTGGTCGCGGCCACTTAGGAATAAGCACGATGGGCGTTCCGTTAGGATCCACAGGCGGAACATCAATGAAACCTGACGCACCTGTGATCACGACCGAGCCGAACACTCGGCCCGATCGCATGGTCGTGTCGAACACCACGTTACCCGTGGCGTCAAAGACTTGAAGACCGATCGGCATCAGGCTTTCGCCCTCGCGTTGTAGATCTGCCCACCCGGGCGGATCGCCTTGGCGATCTCTTTCTGGGCGGTGCTAGCCATCGCGTCGCCAAACTGCTTGGCGAAGGCCTGCTGGTTGCCGGCAGTGGTGACGTCCGTGCTGCCGTCGTTGTTCACCACGACGCTGACGCTTACGTTCACGCCACCCATGTCGGACGAACCGCCAAGGGCCCTTACGCCCAGGCTGCCGTTGCCGTCGCGCGCAAGCGGCATGATCGCCTCATGGCCGGCTTCACCCATTACACCGAGAGAGCCGCCCTTCGCGAAAGCGAACATGGTGGGCTTGCTCACTACCTGGTTCTTGTACTGAGCCAAGCTGGGAGAATCGAACACGTCACCCTTGGCAAAGCCGCTGAAGCCGCCGTCGAACACGCTGGCCATCGAGCCGCCGGCAGACGACGTACCCCCGCCGAAGACGGCCTGCAGAGCCTGCGACGCTGCAATCTTGATCTCCATCTTCGCGAGGTCCTTCAGGATCGAGGTTGCCAGGCTCTTGAAGCTTGCCTTGCCACCCGTCGCGAAGTTGGCGAGCGAATCGGCCATGCCGTCGTAGGCATTCACGAATGCGTCGTGCGTCATGCCTGCGGCATTGCGCCCTTCGTCCAGGATGTCGGCGTAGCCACCCTTCGCGCCGTTCGACCAGTCGGCTCGCGCGGCATCGACATCCTTGAAACCTTGGATCTCCTGTGCCGTGCGCCGTGCCGTGTAGTCGTCGAGCGAGGCGAGCTCGTCGGCATACATCGCTTTCGTATCGTCGTTCGTCGACGCGTTCATATCGTGCACGAGCTGTAGACGCTTACGTGCCGCGTCCGTGGTGATCTGGTTGAGCTGGGACTGCTGCGCAGCTTCCTTCGCGCCCAGCCCGTAGGACTGCACCTGAAGCTTGATATCGTTCGCGCGGGCGGTGATCAGCTCCTGAAGGCCGTCGGCATAGGCGCCCATGGCTGCAGATGCGCGTGTGCGCTGGTCGAATAGCTTCGCCTCGGCCGCGATCTCGCTCTCGATCTGGGCCCGGTCCTGCGTGTAGTAGTCCGGATCCTGCTTCGCCTTCGCCGGCTTCCTTACACCCTTGACGCTAGCGGCGGCCGACGCGCTGGCCTCGTTCTCCATGATCTGCTGCGCAAGCTTGGCGTCACCCTTGGCAAGAGCCGCGGTGATCGCTGCATTTGCCGCGTTATGGATCGCGATCACTTCGTCCTGACGCTTCGCCTCGTCGCTCCGGTACTCCTTGAGGTAACCGTCCAGCGCAGACTGTCCGGCGATGCCTGCATCCTGCACGCGCTGGGCGCTCGCGCGCTGGTCCGCCTTCGCCGTCTGATCGGAAAGCTGCTTTTGCAGGGCATCAAGCTTGGCCTGGTCGGCGCCGGAGAAGCTCGCAAAAGTAAGCGGGTTGCCGCTTTGCGCGCCTGCCTTCTGGCCCTGAAGAGCATAGATCTGTGTCTGAAGATCCGCGGTGCCAGCAATGAGCTGCGCGCCGTTGAGGAAATCTGTTTTGAACCCGCGCCAGGACGACGTGACCGTGTCCCAGGCTTTCGCGACGCCGCCAACCTGGTCCTTCATCTCCTCGATGCGCGGACCTACGGCGTCGTGGAAGGCAGTGGCCGCAACCTGTGCAGCGCTTTGGGCATCGCCTTCCTTCTCGAGAGCGGCAATCTGGTCATAGACCGCGAGCGTGAGGAAATGGTACTGCTCGTTCGCCTTCACCACCCCCGCGGCAGTGCCGTCGAACAGTTTTGCCGCGCTGGCTGCGGCATCCTTCGCGCTCTGGCCGGTAAGCGTGGCCATATCGAACGCGGCCTGGCCGATCGCCGCGAACGACTTCGCACCGACCTGGCCATTGGCGGCTAGCTCAAGCAGGATGTCCTTCGCCTTGGAGGCGTTATTCGTGGCACCGCCGATGGCGTCCGCGGTCTTGAGGATGCTGCCAGAGGTCTGAGCCGAGATGTCTCCCGTCTGAGCAATGGCCGCGTTGAATTTCTGCTGATCCGCGTAGCCCGCGTAAGCAGCCGCGCCGAAAATGGCGAGCTCGCCAGCGGCGCCGGCGATAGCGATGCCGGTCGCGCTGAATGCCGCAGCCATGAGGCCGGACGAACTGGCGAGCGTCGCAGCGCTCTGCTCGAAGTGGCCCCATTGACCAGTTGCCAGGTCTTTGGCGAGCAGTCCAAGCTCTCGGCGCGCATTGGCATTGTTCAGGCTGAATGAATGAACAGCTTCAGAGGCACCGTCGACCTTCGCCCGCGATGTATCGATCGCCGCGCTGTAGGTCTTGAAATCGTCCGCACCTAGGATGCCTGACTTCTTGAATGCGGCGAGCTTTACTTGCTGCGCGTCGAGGCGAGCGTAGGCCGCCGATGCCGGGTCGATCTGGCCGACGAGCTTGGCGAGTTCGTCAGCCTGCTTCCGATAGGCGTCGCCGGCGTAGGTCTTTGCAGCCTTTGCGCTCGCCTGCGTTAGCTTGTCTGTGGATGCCGCGGCCTTCTGGCTCGAGGCGGCGAGGTTGTCGAGCTTGTTGGCGCTCTCGTCGACGCCGGTGGAGGTAACTTTTACGCCGAGAGAGGCCAGATCCATTACGCGGCTTCCTTCCCGTTGCGTGCGGCAGCAAGCAAGAGCTCAGTCGCGAACCCCTTGATGCGGTCAGCAAACTCGTGCAGGGCGCTGATGCGATCGAACGTGGGCTCGTCCGCGAGGTTGCCCATCAGGCTCGCCAGGGTGTCGGGGGTGATCTGCTCGCTGCCGAGAGCCACGACCGCCGCGGCTGATAGGCCACGGCAGCGGAAGGCGAGCTCGTTGTTAGCCAGGCGCTGGGCGAGGTGGAGGACGCGCAGGGTGTTCATCAGTGGCCCATCCCGCTGCGGTTGTTGCGGCTGCGGCTGCGGCGGGTCCGTGCGCATTCCTGCGCTGCCTGGTAGGTCAGATAGGCGGCGGCACGGTCGGTGCCACTGAGCTTAGCGTCGCACACGTCACAGACGCCCACGATGGTCTCGATGGCGGCGGTGCCGGCGTTGCTGAGTAGGGTGAACACGTGCGGGTCGTCGCCGGCATATGGCGTGCGGCACGCATCGCAGTCGATGAAGTCACAATTGGGAAAGTCACTGGCCTGCATTACGCGGTCCTCCGCTTGATGTTGAGTTTCTCTGCTTCGATCTGGTGCTGGTCGTAGCCGAACACGCGCGCAGCGCGCTCGCGGCCTGCACCGATCAGGGCCTTCAGTGCGCCGTCACCGATGGCGGCCGTGCGCAGGGTTTGGGTGGTGAGGTGGGCCATGGCGAGGCGGCCCCAGTCGACCTGAGCGCGCCCTGCTTCGATGGCCATGGCCTCGGCGGGGTTGTCCACGCGCTTGCCCCGGTCCCACGACTCGCGGATGAGGCGAACCTCATGGTCGGCCTGGGCATACGGGCTGCGGAGGAGGGCGATCTCGAGGCGCTGGTGGCCTGGGCCGTTGTGAATCTCGTCGAGCGTCTTCATGCGCTGCTCGTTGGTCAGGCTGCGCCAGTAGTCACGCAGCTCGCGATCGATGCTCGCCTCAGCCGCGTTCTGCGGGTGCAGCTCGGGCACGCTGAGCAGGGCGGCCTCGCGCTTGTCCAGGTGGTCCGCGTAGCTCTCGATGGCTTCCACGGTCACAGCGACCTGGTCGAGCACACGCTCGCGGTGCGGGCGAAGTTGGGCATCCTTGCCCTGAGCAGTGAAGTTGGGATCGGCCTGCACCTCTCGCGTCTTGGCATGCAGGTCGTTGACGATGCCAAGTGCAATACCGAAGCGGATGGCCGGTTCGCCTGCCAGGTCCGTCTCGTTGAGCTCAGGCAGGTGGATGGTGGTGCCGGCGACGTTGTACTGGACGCCGTAGTCGTTCTTCGTGGATTGGTCGAGGGTCATCGGTGGATCCTGTGAATGGGTTCGCGCTGGTAACGCGGGAATGTGCCGCTATATGTCCAGTTTACGGACACATAGCACGGACACACAGAGAACGTGAGAGAAGATGCGGCTTTTGTGAGGACTTTCTGTCTGTATCAAAGGGATTAACAGTCCCTTTCGGTAGATCTGCGGCTGTCAGACGGACGTCCAATCGAAGGAGCGGCCGAGGCTTGCCGAACTAAACGTGTCACTACCCCCTAGCTGGAGGCCGTCGCCTGGCAGGCATAAAAGAATCTTGTCCAGTTGGACATCCGCTGTTGGACAGCGTGTCCAGTTGAACCTTGTCCAACAGCACCAGGGGTGTAACCCTGGGCTGGACGGACAACCTGGACAGCCCGTTGCTACGCGGCTTTGAGCCAATTTCCGATAGTTGACTTGGACACACCCAATTGGACAGATATCGCCCGCAAAGTTTGTCCAGACCGGTGAAGTTCCATGGCGGTCTCTCGCTTGTTTGCCTCGATGACCGCGCCCACAACGTCGTGGAGAACCAGGCCCGACTCCTCGACAAGCCCACCGTCCACCCCTGGGACCAGGATCGGCACCGATACCTTGTGGAAGCTGATCGGAGAAGGCTTGGGCCAGTCCTTCTCTTTCGTGCCAACGAAAGTAACGTCGTCCCCCTTACCGGCCACCACGAACTCAGAGTCCAGGGCCGCACGATAGGCGCTGGATCCACGGGCACGCCCCTGTGCCTCGCTGCTGTGCCCCGTGTGGTGGACGCTCATCACGACGCAGCCCCAACGTTGGCGAAGCACATCCATGGAGCTCACGAACGCACCCATGTCCTGAGACGTGTTCTCATCGGCCCCACCCATCGCTCGGGCGACGGTATCGATGACGATCAGCGCTGGCTGCAGGCCGGATTCTTCTGCGAGCTCGGCGGCGGCTTCCGCGATCTCGTCGGCCGACGCTTCGGCCATCTCCGCATCGCACAGGAAGGGCAACCCCGCAGATATGTAAAGCGGTGCCCCGTCGGTGCTGACGCCGTTGTGCAGCTCCCACGCAGCGATGCGTTTCTTCAGCCCCCGCTGACCTTCACCGGCCAGATAGAAGACACCTCCGCGGCGAACCTCTCTGCCGTGCCAGGGCGTACCCGTGGCGATGCAACAGGCCATCCCGATCGCGATGAACGACTTGCCCGCACCGGAAGCGCCGACGAGTCCGGCTAGGGTGTCAGTCACCATGTAATCCCGGATCGTCCAATCGATCGGGGTCAACTGGATCTGATCGGCACGTACGAGGCCAAGCACGCGGGGCCGCTTTACGGCGGGGCCGTCGTTCGCCGCTTCGCTATTGGCGGGAGCGACGTTCCGCGTGCGAGTGGTTGGGAGCTCTCCACTACGAATCTTGCGCAGCGCGTCGTCGAACTCACGCCGCAACTCCGGCATGGCGCGCGTCCAGCGTCCGCGGTCTGCCTCGGCCATGATCGCGGACCATGCGGTGGCTTCGCCCATGCCGCCGTCGGTCACTGCGCGAGCCATGCGGCCAGTGAAGCGTAGCGAGTCGTCGTGCCGGCCCCTGTCCACAACGACGCCCGTGCCGTCTGATGGGTCGGGTTGTGATGCCGATGTCGTTGCGTTGCTCGCGGCCACCATGGGCGGGAACTCGGCTAGGATGGCATCGGCCGGGTAGGGTAGCCCGGTCGATTCGCGAATGATGCGAACGCGATGTGGCGCGGCCTTGTGATGATCGAAGCCAGGCACGCGCATCACCCGGGGCAGATCGTGAACGCTAGGGTCGGTGCCGAATCGATGGGCGATCTGGCGTTGAACGCCTTCGAACTGATCGAGGCGCAGGCCATCCACGAGCCAGTAGGCATGCCATTTGTTTGGACTGGACTCGACGATGAAGTGCGGCTCGAGCTGGCACATCATGATCGGGTCGAGGTCCGCACCGTCGGTATCGGCAAACACGGCTCGCACGCGGGTGATTGCGTCTTTCTTCTGGCCTCCTGCGTTGGCAACCACGAACACGCCGCAACGATCTGCGTTGGCTTTCGCCAAGATGCCGGCCAAGTTATCAAACGGCCCGTCGTACTTTCGCGCGCGATGGTCGAGGCCGCGCGGGTGACTCGCTTTTGTCTGTGTCGCGCGCTGGTCGTCGTCGTCGAAGACGCGGAACGCGAAGTGCTCTGCCGATTCGTCCAAGAGGGTAAGGAAGCGGCGGGCTTCCGCGTAATCAGGCGCCGTCATTCGGCACGCCCGATCGGCGCCTGCCGTTGCAGGTACCAAGCCTCGTCGCTGTTCGTCGGCTCGCCGAGAAGCTTGAGGATGCCTTGCGCTTCGCGCCGTGCGCCCTTCGAGGTGCTCCACGCCTCCGCACGGTCTTCCTGCTCGGGACTGAACTCCCCGCTGGCCTGGCGGTGCAGCAGCAGGCAGGCAAGGTCGGCACGTGTCTCGATGCTGCGCGAAGCGCGTACAAGAGTCTCTCGAAGCTCCGGCGTCATGACTTGGCTGATTCCCAATTGGTCCGTTGCGGCTGTGTAAGAGGCAAGAACAAGGGCTCCCCAGCCGGCGTCGTCCAGGCCATCAACGCCGCTCATCTTTCTAATGGCGATATCGGCGTGCTCGCACGCGAGCTCGGGATCCAACTCGACCATGACTCGCATCACGTCGTCCAAATGCGGGAGCATGTCTGCCCGGATGTCTTCCGTGGTGATTACCCCGGCTTCGAGCCAAGTATCCAGTGCTGCCTCGATGGCAGCCATTTGCTCATGCACATCATCGCTAGCAAAGGCCGCTTTACAGCGATCTATCGCTGCCCAGCACGCGTCTTCGGTGTCTTCTGCATCGGCGGTCATGCTTTCTCCCCCAGCGCCGCACGAGCCAGCTGAATCGCCTCGCGTGCCATCGCCAGGTTGGTTTCCAGATAGGTCTCGGCGGCTCGCATTTCAGCAATGAACTGGCGGATCCTCGTCTTCCCTTCGGGCGTCTTGCCGAACCGCCGACATAGCGCGGCGTCGCGAATGACGTCCGGGATAACGATCAACTCGGGGGCGAGATTCATGCCGCGATCTCCTCGTCATATGGCGTTTTCTTAAGGTTTCCGTGGAGCGTGCCCGGTCCGACGTTGCTCACGGCGCTGGAGTAGTCCTGCGCCTGCATGCCGGCGGAGATGACCGCTGAGCCGACCCGGCACTTTCCATACGCCACGGGAACACAGCCCCCCTGCGCTGAGGTATTGATCGGGCCATTGAACACGTAACTTGTCTGCCCACCAGCGCTGTCGGCGCTTCCTTTCCCTATTTTCGGCTGCGGGGAGAGCAGCTGGACCACGCCCCCGGCGACCATGCCGATACCCACGGAGACTAGTGCGGCACCGCCAGCCCACGACGTAAAGGCTCCCACGACGATCAGCACGACCCCGAGAATGGTCTGAAGAAGGCCAGCCTGCTTCGAGCCCCTAACGACTGGGGCGAACGTGATGCGGTTTCCGCCCGGATCATTCATCTGTTCGAGACCGATGTTCTCTCGCGTTGCACCTTTGCCCCGAAACACGGCGAACTCAACGCCCCTGCTGGTTGCCTCGGCTAGATACTTGTGAGCTCCAGGGAACTGCGAAAGCAGCCATCGAGTGGCTTCCTGCGGCGACTTTGAATCCAGGTGGACGAAGTGGCTCCGCCCGAACCGCTTTCCCATGGGGCCAAGCAGGCGAATTTCCGTGGCGCTCATGCTTTGAGCTCCGCTTGAAGGAGGTCGACGATCCGACCACATTTGGCCGCAAACGCGTCATCGTTGTGGCATCGGACGAGGCACGGTTCGCACAGATGCCATGTGGTCACCAGGTCCCCGTCGACGTGCTCGACATGGATGGCGCTATCTTCGCTGCCGATCGACCGATCGCAGCCGTTGCAGGTGCAGGGGAATTTCATGCAGCCTCCCGGGTCGAGCGCTGTTCTTCGATCCACCTGGCGACGGCCGAGCGCTGGTAGTAGCAACGCTTGCCCACTTTGACCTTCTCTGGTCCACGCCGCTGCCACGCCCACTTATCCAGCGTGCGCGTGGTCAGATTGAGCTCTTTCGCGAGGTCCTCGCGGGTGATGTAGTCGGAAAGGAGGGTGGTGTTAGCCATGATTCCGGGTTCCTTCAACGAAAAAGCCCCGCACATGGCGGGGCTTTGGTTGGGCAATAAAAAAGGCCGCTGTTGAGAGCGGCCTTGGGCGTATGGGTGACAACTGAGGCGTAGGTGATGGGCTATAGAAAGACCATCATGGACAATGCTTGCAGACGCCGTAACGATGTCAAGGGTCAGGAACTTAGCTACCGCTCAACTGCACCGTACTGCTACGCGTGCCAACCATCGCTGCCACGCGTGCGGCGGCCTCCTGCAGAATCTGGACGTGGCGTGCGGTGACGGTGAACGCGAGCGGGTCGGCCTCGGTTTCGGCGGGCACGGTTCGACCGCACATGGCACGGACTTCGGCTTCGGACGTCGCGGCGACGCTGCTGGGAACGAGGTGCAGGCCGGCGGAGTCGGCGCGTAGGGCGCGCGCAATGGCGGCGCGGTCGGCGGCGGGGAGGGCGATGACGGCAGCGAGGATCTGGGAAACGTTCATGGGTGGGCTCCTTGGATAGTTGGAGCTCGCCACCGCGCCGCCAAACGGGGGTGACGAGCGACGCAGGATTGGCGGACCGGTATCCAAGGAACTCCGGCGAGCCCGAAGGCTCTCCTGCGCCGCCCGTCAGAAAGATGGGTGCGCGCGAATGCCGTACGACAGACGAAAAAAAACGCCAGTCGAAGGAAGGCGTTTACGCGCCTTGGAATGTTCGGGCCGCCAAGCCCGGTCGCCGATTATGCGGCGACGACATGAGGTTGCGCCGAAGCTATCGGCGTGTCAAGCGGCTTTCGGTCTCTTGCGTCGAGTCATCGGCGTTACGTTGTTCGGCGCCAACTCGCACAGCGCGCGCAAGGCTTCGAGAGCTTCACGCTTGTGCCGCAGATACTCGCCCATGTCGTAATGCCTGTGCTGGACGGTGCCCAAGCCGTGCGATTGCAGCTGGCCGCGGATCTCCAACGTGATGCCTCGGTCGCCCAGGAGCGTCTCCACGGTGCGGCGGATGACGCCAGGCGTGATCGTGCGGCCACTAGGGAGTTCGTCTTTGTTGGCCATCTCCTGCGACACGCGAGCGATCGCGTGGTCGAGCATTGCGGGCGTGGCCGCTTCTGCGCCCTGCTTCGTCGTGAAGAGGTAGGGGCCGGCGGTTCCAGCCATGCTGGCTATCGCTGCCTGAGCCTCGGGCAGCAAGGGCAGGAGGTGCTCTCGGGGTTCACTACGCCGCCCCTTGCCATCCCAGAGGCGCAGCGTGCTCGCCTTGGCGTCATTGTCCGCCCGTTGGATGCGGGCCAGCTGCTCGCGGCGCTGCCCGCCTGTGAGGAGGTGCAGGCGCATCATCGCGCCGTAAGCGTCGCCCATGGCTTCAATCCGCTTCCAGTACGCGGCGAGTTCCGGCTGGCTGAGCGTCCACTTCCTATCTGCGTGGATTTGCCGAGCAGCCTCGGCCGTTACCTTAGGGCGTGACACCCGAAGGTCGGTGAGGGGATTGAACCTCACGGCGAAGGCTGCGTATGCGTGGCCACCGGCGTCCGTGCGAGCTGTGCGGGCCGTGTTGAACGCCGTTCTCAGATAAGAGGAGAGCTTCTCGGCGTCGCGGAACTTGCCTGCCTTGGTGAGCCGGTGGAGCGCCGGCATCACCGCGTCGATATCGACCAGGTCGACGGGCAGGCTCGCCAAGTTCGGAAAGGGTTCGGCTACAGCGCGCTCGAACAGATTCTCGATCTCCTTGGCCGAAGGCCTCCCCTGATCTCGGAGATCGCCTACGTACGCGGCGACGAGCGCAGCGAGCGTATGTGCTGCCCTGGCTTTCGCCGCCTCTGCGGCGGCCAAGGATGCGGCCTTAGCCTGACGAGCCACGAGGAGCGGATCGACGCCGCTGCCGATCTTGGCGCGAAGCGCATTCGCCTTCGTGATAGCAGCCTCAATGCTCAGTGCGTCGCCTCTGCCAAACCTGCCGAGCGTGGCGCGGCGTTCGGCACCACCGGCGTAGTAGTTGAGCACGAACGATGCGCCGCCGGCCTTCGTGATCCTGACCCCGAAGCCTGCAGGAGCCTTCTTGTTGTTCGCGTAGAAGATTCGATGCCGGTCGGCGCCCTCGGCGATTTTCTCGCGGATGAAGGCCTCGGTGATCTTATGGGTCGCCACGTGTCCGTGCTCCGTGTCCGTGCGCTATGGCGCAATCAAGTTCTCCTAGGTTCTTCTCAAGTCCCTTATAAGTCAATCGTCAAGCCGGGTTTTCTGGAACTACTTGCACGGACACGGCCCTGGGTCTCACCTCATCCCTGTGCATCCAAGGGACTTAAAATCCCTCATCCGAAAGGGTATCTGGGTTCGAGTCCCAGTCCGGGCACCAAGGAAAGCAACGTCACAGCGACTAAATTGGCTAGAGCGTCAATGGATTACGGTATCGCCCTTTGCCTTCTCGGCGAAGAGGCCAATGAAGACCTCGGCGCTCCGCTCATCAGCCTGCATCGAATGCAGATTGGGAATAGACCTGTCGGATTTGACGTTGAGCAGGCGGTTCTTAAGCAGCCGTACTTGTCGACTAGTGCGCAGTAGTTCTAGCCGCTAGCATTCTCTTAAGCCGCTTCCATCGCCTCCATTGCAGCACGTGTCAGGAATCCCGAGCGCGTCTCCCCGTGCTTTTCGGCATATGCGTCGATAGCACTAAGAAGACGATCCGGAACGGTGATATTTACCCGAACAGCTTTCGTACTCAATTTGGACAAGTCGACATTCGCCAATGCCCACGTCCAGCCATTGAAGTCAGGACGCGCACGAAGCTCCGTCAACGACGATGCCTTTGGCGGAATCGTGCCCCCGTCGATGGCATCCTCAAGATAAAGAAGAATCGCTTCCTCGGCATTACCGACAGCCTCGTCGAGGGTGTCACCGGCGCTGAAGCAGCCAGGAAGATCAGGCACGATCACTCCGTAGGCAGTTTTGTCGTCGCCAATTTCGATCGCGATGGGATAGCGCATGGTCTGCCGCTCCGATGTTGAGTCCAGGGTCAAATGACCCCGGTTTGTTTTTTGATCGCGGCGACGATCCCCTTGCCAAGGTCCTTCTTCGGGTGAGGGACGATCACCGTCAGGCCTTCCGCGTTACGTAGCTTGTGGTGGCTGCCTCTGATGCTGACGACATGGAAGCCGTTCGCTTTCAGCAGCTTTATCAACTCGGCGGAATTCATGGTGTGTATAGCACACACTGCATCCGTTCTGCGCAATCTGCGAGGAGGGCACACGCCGATATCACCGGCGACCGCCGGTTTCGTCACGCATCGAAGCGAACAATGGATTTCCCTTAAGGGCTCCTGGATCACTTTACCCTCGACGTCCAGGAAGACGATGCTGGCAAGTGCCTGACGATTGCGGCTTGCCCACACTCACTGGCCGCCTACATCGTTTATCGCAAGACCTTCGAAGTGATTTTCGCTGTCATTGACACCAGTTAGCTGAATCGTTTGGCCTGCTCCGTATCGATCGAAGGAAAGGCTACCCCCCGGAGTCGACAATCTGCCCTTTGTCATTCTTCCTTCCACCGCCACGATGAAAACGGCAACTTTCAAGCGACCAAAACGGACCCTCGACCGGACGGTTGGGGTACGTCCTACGAGATACGTTTTAAAGACGCGGACTACAGCGCAGCGGTGCATTTGCTTTTGGAGCGGAGTACATGGCTCGCAATCGTTGAGTCGTTTGATATTGTCCGTGCGTTCTCCTATGGGCGACCTGCGTGGAATGAGCTAAAGCGGGAGCCGTGGTACGACGTCACGAGGCTCTACCGCAACGCGGTGGCCCACGACGGCAACTGGCAACTCAAAGAAAGCGATCTGCAGAACATGCCCATCCGTCTCATGGGTCTGGCGCTCGAGCCGCTCATGGTTGGAAAAACCATCACCGGGTTCTTCAATCTGTACAAGGCCAAACAGCTACTCTCGAAAATGAGTCTCTTCGTCCTAGGCCACCGCAACTTGCATTGACCGGTAACACGCACTGCCGTAGAGGGCCACAGCCCGGTCGAGATGTGTGCTTTACGCCATGGAGATCGGTATGACAGTGATACGTGAGGGGAGCCGAGTTTCAGGAGGATCTGATCGTGGTTGGAAGAGAATCGCCGGACTTCATCGCTGAGATTGAACTGCTTCCCACCGAAGCAGGGGGCCGCAAGATCGCGTTGTACGGTGTCGAGCGGCGCACCGTGCTGGATGTAAATGGTGAGCGCTGGTCTGCGATGCTCAGGTTTGGGAGGGCGGCACGAAGGCATGGGGTCGCGTGAAACGATTGACGGCGCGCTCCGTTTAGAATTCGCTTGCACAAAGATGTCCGCTATCGACCCAAAGCGGACTTCGTGCAGGCCGGGCATAGGATCAATCAGGGGGTTCCCGTGTACGTAAATCGAGTCTCTGTCACAAGTACGAAGCCGGACAAATGCAGCAGGGAACCCGGCGTGGATCTGCTTGAAACGATGCTCGCGGCATACCGTATGAATGGGCAGATCTGTGGACGCGAATGGCCGATCTTAGCTGAAGGAGAAATCGTTTCAGCGATCGTGCTTTCTCCCGAAGAACAGTCGTTCGATGCCCGCTTCAATGGCAAGTATGTAACCGCGGCAATGGCGCACTGCGAAGCTGAAGGGCTGCTCATGACATTGGAGGTGCTTGGTGAGGATGCCGAATCCTTACCCTCATGTCAGTGCCATCGCCCGAGCGCCTATGCGCTGTTCACAAGCTACACCGCTTTAGAATCACCGATTCGATGCATGGATTGCTTCGGCCCGATAGCTTTGTATCGCATGGAAATCATGGCAAGTGGAGAGTTCAACGAGCTTGTGACGTGGCAATCAGACTATCAGTCCTGCGATCAGCTTCAGATGAATTGCAGCGTTCTAGAGCAGGAGGCGACGCGAGAGCTTTCAAGCATTGACAGTAGCTTGAATGAAATCGGGTTGGCGCACTGCAAGACACTCGCCACCACCAGCAATCGCCCCTTCTACTATTACCTATTCAGTGGCGAGAGCGAGAACCTTCAGACTGAACTTAAACGGCGGTGCCCTGGCTGTGGAAATGATTGGCGCCTCACGTCACGACTTCACGACCTATTCGACTTCAGATGCGATCGTTGCCGTTTGCTATCGAATATAGCTTTCGACGTCAGATGGGAGCTTTCCACCTCCGAGCCAGACCGAACGCCGGAAGGCACACCAACAAACGAGCCAAAGCTGACATGA